CACTAATCCGTCCTTAGTGAACGTAAGGTTTTCCCCCTCTTGTAAAAGTTGTTGATACTGTAACCCCTCTTTTGAAAGGGCTATTTGAAGTTCTGCTTTGGTAACATCAATGGCTACCGGAATGGTTGTTTCTGACATGGTTTGTTTATTTTATTCTTTAATAAATACATTTTAGGAGGCTCCGCAGCACATTACGTTCTAATTCAGCTTTTCGTTAGTTAATTCAGCATCATCACCTTCCAATCCCCACTTACTTACAATTAAATAACCACCTTTAACGGGTTGCATTACTATTGGGTCAGGAATATGTAATTCCAGTTTATGCCCATTTTTTATTAAATGCCTTGTATCAAAATCATTTTCAGGGGCAGCAATCACAAATGATGGCTGAATACGCATTACTTTATAATCAGTTGGCGGGTCAGGAAATTTTCTTTCAGTCCTAAAACCACCAAGCGAACTCATATTCATCATACCGTAAAATCTGCGTTGATCTATATAGTCATCCATATTGCTTCTCGTTTCCATATCATCTTCCCTCAATTTAAATGCTTCCATTTCTGCAATATTTTTTTCAGGAACATCCCCTTTATAATATTGAACCTGTGCAGAAAAAAGCCCATACTTTTCGCAAATTGATTTCACTACCTTTTCAGTAATGAATTTGTAAGATGGATACCAAATTTGATAATACTCAATAAGGTTAGCCAGTTCTTCTTTTTCTTTTCGTTCCTTATTTATTTTATCAAACTTTACAGCACTTTCGGCAGCACTAAAACCAAGTTTCTTTAATCTTTCGCCTTTGTTTGTAGGTAGCTGTTTTGCCAATATAGCTTTGGCTTCATTCAATAGTTTTTCGCCAGCAGTATCAAACTCATTGTGTATTCCTTCAATGATAGTTTGCATCTGATCTTTTGAAGGCTTTGGCGTTAAAGCCTTTTTGATTAATTTAAACATTGTTTATTTATTTTAAGAGTTTAACATTTCATCCCTTGTTTCCTCAAATATACGCAATGCTTCTTGGCATCTTTGGTTAAGGAGTTTAAAATCTTCTATAAGGTTTATCTTTTTGAATTGGACTATGTTTAACTGCCCTGCCCGAAAGTGGGGGTGGTAAACCGAAAGATACCCTACAAGTGAATCAGCCACTAACATTTGATGGAGGCACTGCCAGTAGTAAGCCGGGGTGTCCTTTTTAACTTGTTCCGGGGTTTTGCATTTCCATAGCCTGATATAAGCGTCAAAACTTAATGGACATTTACACTCCACGGTATGCACGTTCCTTTCTGTCCCGTCCTGACTTTCCCCAAAATCAATAAGCGCATCCGGGGTGCTTGCAAATCTACTATCTTTTGGACGGATAAGTGTTTGGGTTACAACAAAATTTAATCCCATCTTTTCCCCAAACTTCCGTAGGTTTTCGGTTTCATACACATTACCGTGTTCGGTGGCTTCGGTGGATATTTCTCTACGGCAGGGAAAGCCAGATAATTCTTCCCCAACCTTACGGTATATGTAGCTGTAACCCCCATCCCCAATTCCTTTAGCCCCCATAAGATGATAAATCTCACTTGATGTAAACCGTCCCAAACGTCCGGCAAACCATTCGTCAGTCCCCATAATAACGGGGGTAATTGATTCTTTTTTAAGCATTAGGGAAGGTATAAATTGATTCTAAATTAGCTACCATAGCGTCATTGCCGTTTTGTTTAAATCTTAGGTAAGAAGCGGTTGTTGAAGCATCCGGGATAAGTTTTACGGGTTGTTTTTTATTTCCGGGGACGGTGGTAAATGTGTCTTGTGGGGGTATATCTTGTCCACAATGTTCCACGTGAAACTGTTCCACGATAGCTTTAAGTTCCAATAGTCCTTCTTCCGCTGTTTCCCTTTCCCCCAATTCTGCTTCCAATCCTATCTTTTCCCAAACAGTACCAATAGGGGTAACTACCTCAAAGGACTTCCCGTAGCTTATTGTCTTTATCTTGCTCATTTTCTGTGTTTATGGTTTCAAAAGTTGTTTTTCGGTAAATACCAATAAATCGGAAGTGGTTTTATGCTTAAATCAAGGCCATTATAAATACACTCACAATCAGAACCGTCTTCCCAAACCATAGATATATATGTTCCTTTTATTGGTTCAATTTCAGAAAACTTCCACTTAGTTATATTGGTTGTTTCTTCAATGTACTCGCAGTGTTCCCCGCATTTGGGGCAGAGTTCGGCCTTCTCGTAATCTAATTTATTAAATGCAGATGCCCACGCTTCTCCTTTAACAAAACAGCAGTTAGATACTTTCATTTTTTGCTCTTTATATTCTTTTTATTCTTTTCTTTTATATTGGCAGCAATTATTTCAGCTACTTGCCAAAACGTAAATATTGGTTTCTTTTCTAACCACTCTTGGTATGTCATTATTTTACTTACTTTCATCGGTGAAGGTTTTGGTGAAGTAATCTTGACCCGATTTGAATTGCGATATATTACCGTCTTCACCATCATATCTACCATAATTATAGCTATCAATAATCACCTCCCTCTCATTTTCGAGTAGTTCGGTGGCTTTGGTAATAATGGAGGTTCTTTCAACTGTATATGGTTCATTTTTAATCCATTCAATCAATTCGGCTAAAGGGGTCTGCATATAATTATTGTTTAATGTTAAAAATTTACCGTCTGTCCCTCCCAAGAGTGGGAATTACTACAAACATACCTTCACCTGATTTTAGTCCGGTTACTACGATGAGCGACAACGTTGTATGTTTTGGCTTCATCCTTCCGCTTGCAAACCGCTTTGGGCGGCGTATGGGCTTCTGTGAACTTATCAATTTACAAGACCCACTTGCTCACTTCCAGCAGACAGTAATAAGTTGAGAGTGAATACTGTACGGTTATTCCTGCGTTATTACCCGCACCCCATTGCGAGAAGGGTTACACACTCTCAATGATTTAAAGAACTTTTTAAAAGGAGCCGATAAGACTAAAGGCTCCGTATTGCTTATCTATGATACTGCTCTCAAAACTACTTTTTAATTGGTTTGTATGTGGGATAATTTTCAGAAGTTTTACCCCTTTTATCCCCACAAATAATAATAATAACACTACCCACAAGGAATAATACAAACAGTGTACCTACTATTAGTAAAGCATCTTCGTATATCATGGTTCAAGTATTTTGGTTAGTACTTTAATGTAGTTGCGGGAGGTGAGTTCGTGGCGGGTTGCATAATCTTCGCCGTTATTGTTATAAAAAGCAAACGAATTTTCAGGTGCGTGCTTACTATTAAGTATCATATAGTCTTGCTCATTCTCACTACCGTCCCTTCTGTATCTATCCGTCATTGGGAATCCATACATAAAGTCGCCAAATGGGTCAGAGTTCCATCCAGTAGGGTTGTATTCCTTCCCACTCATCTGCAAGTCAGTTGCCAGTCTTGCGAGTAAATAAGGGTCGGCGCTGTGTACTACGGTGTATTGCATGGTTAGGAGGTTTTTTTGTTTTCGTAATATGGACAGTACTTTCTTATGTGTTCAAAGTTTTCGTGAACGGGTACACCTAATTCAGAATATTTACATAGGTTAGTGTCCCATTTTTGTAAAAACTGAGGTTCGCTTTCCATGCCGTTTGAATCCTTAACAATGTTTTTCTTATTACAAGAAAGGCAGCATTGAAACTTATGGTTAACCCAACACTTACAATTTTCATCATGGTTTACCGCCTGTTCCTTTTTCCAAAAACCACGGCCACAATCTGAATAATAGCGTGTAACCTTTTTAGCAATCATGGTTAGTCGTTTAATATTTTATAAATTGGTTTTTTCTCGTTTCCCATATTTTAACGCCGTCACTTTCGGCATCGGTTGAAATATATTGAAGCGTGTCTGAATAAGTGTGGTCATTAGGCATATTAATCCAGATCACCATTTCGCACTCCCCTCCATCACTTATCCATTTTGCGCAATCGTCATAATGTTTATTCCACAATTCTTTAGCTTCTTCAATGGTTATGGAAGATTTATCACAAACAATTTGAGTATTTCTAAAATACCCTGTTTGCATTTTTGCATATTGAAATGCGCAATTATTTTCACTCATGGTTAGTCGTTTGAAAGGGTGATTGATCCGGTGAAGGGGGTGAAAACATCCATATTCCAATCATCTTTCATAAAACCCAAATAAAGGGAATTTTCATTACCAACCACTACACCTATCCCATATTTGTTCATTAAAACAATTATGTTAGTTGTTTTAGAGGCTATCATCAAACACGGATATTTCACCGGCGTTTCCTTCTCGTTAATTACTGCTTTCATGTTATTAGTGGTTTTAGGTGTATTTTTCCGGGGCTAACCCCCGATTGCAGGACAAACGTAAAAACCTTTTTTCGTTCCACCAAATATTTTCTTAACTTTTTTCAAAATATTTTTTTGTTTAGTATGAAAAGGTTTTGTACTTTCGTTTTCATATAACGAAATCAACAATGGTACAAAAAGAAAAAAAGACAGTACAGGAGCAGGTGAAAGAAGCCCTTGATGGGAGAACCCAACGCTGGTTATCATTTAGCATCCGTGTCCCCGAATCCGATTTATCAAAGAAGATGAAAGGGAAAATAGAGTTCACACAGGATGAAATTGACAGCATCAATTCCCTGCTCAATTCCCAAATAAAATTATCTTAACACAGGCAGCACCCTAATCGGTGGTTGCCTTTTTTTATTTCTACAAATGGCAAGAAAGGATAAACCGTATCTACCGCTATACGTTCAGGACTTTATGACTGATGAAAGATTGGTTGAGTGTTCTGCTTTAGCTACCGGAGTTTACATACGGGTAATGTGTATTATGCACAAATCTGAACAGTATGGGACTATTTTGCTTAAGCAAAAGGATAAGCAAAACATTAAGCAAATTGAAAACTTTTGCTTGAAACTTGCTAAACAGTTGCCTTATGAGTATGATGTTATTTTAACTGGTTTAGAGGAATTGATTGCGGAAGGGTGTTTGCAAATTGAAGGTGATTTGCTTATCCAAAAAAGGATGGTTAGTGACCATGAACTTAGTTTAAAGCGTTCAAATTCAGGGAGTATTGGCGGCAAGAACTCAAGAAAAGGAGAACATATTGAAAATAATTTTGCTCAAGCAAATAGTCAAGCAAACGTAGAAGCAAACACTGATAATGAAATTGAAATTAAAGAATTAGGTTCTGAAAGAGTTAAAGACGTAGCTAACGAAGTTTGGAAAGACCAAATTTGGAAGGAACAGATTTGCATGGGGCTTGGGATGAAAATGGACGAACTTCAAAAATGGCTTGCAATGTTCAATTCAAGCATAGCAAGCGACAAAGTCCCAAACTTTGACAAGTCTGCATATAAAAAAATGAGCCGGGGTTGGATTCAAAAGCAAAAACAGAAAGGAACCGTTGTTGAAACCGGGCTAGCCAAAACGTCTACCGCCCCCACATTAACCCGTTTATAACGCATTTTAAAGCGATTTAAGGCATGGAATTTAAAGATGATATAAACTACTCAACTAACTTAGAAAGGGCCGTGTTGGGCATCTGTACGCTTGTGGCAGGGTCTTTTGGGCGTGTGTACGGAGTTTTGGATAAAGATTGCTTTTACAGCACCGGAAATCAGGTTGTTTTTGAAACAATCAGCGAAATGTTCAAAAATGGGCTTCCGGTAGACCTGTTTACGGTTGTTGACCAAATTAAGCGGGTAAAAGGAATCCCGGTTTTAGAGGGGTACGATACGGCATACTTTTGTGCAAGGCTTCAAAATCATGTGGTAAATGACTTCCACTTAGAGTACCACTGCCACATTATCAAGACTTTGTGGATGGAAAGGGAGATAGTAAAACTTACTCATGGCGGGGTTGGGAAGTTGGATGGTAATGTAAATCAACAGATTAGGGCTATTCAGGATAGGTTATTTTCCCTTCAAACAAAAGCCGCTGAACACGATTGGGTTGATATGACGCAACTTATGGTTGACCTTTACAAGCATCAGGAGGAAATGAAATTAACGGGTGGGGTTGGGGTTGTCACCGGGATGAAGTCTTTGGATAAGGAAAATGGCGGGTTTCAAAACGGGCAGTTAGTTGTAATTGGAGCAAGGCCGTCCGTTGGAAAATCTGCTTTTATTGGCGGGTTGGCTATTGAAATGGCTAAGAATTCAAAGACGGTTGGGTTTATTTCCCTTGAAATGTCCAACACTGAAATAGCGGCGAGGTTGGCGGCATACGATACCGAAACAGATTTTAACGTGGTTTATCGGGGGCTTTACCGGGATATGAATGAAACTCACCGACTTTATGACCGAATAGCCCAATCCACATCAACTTTGCCTATTTACGTTTCAGATAAGACAAAAGTGAATATCCCTGAAATAAGGGCTAAGGCTGAAAAGCTAAAATCATTGCATGGGTTGGATTGCCTGTTTATAGACTACTTACAGTTGGTCAGTGCCGTTGGTGGTTCCTACACAAAGAACCGGGAAAACGAAATAGCCGAAATGAGCAGGGGGTGTAAGATAATGGCAAAAGAATTAAATATCCCGGTAGTCCTTCTTTGCCAGTTGAACCGTGAAGTAACAAAGCGTAAGGGGGACGACAGATACCCACAATTAAGCGATCTACGGGAATCAGGGGCAATAGAACAAGATGCTGACGTTGTTATGTTCCTGCACCGGGATTTTATGTCAGGGTACGAACATGATGAAAACGGAAATTCAACCGAAAGAACCGCTGACCTTGTTATAAGAAAGTGGCGTAATGGTAGGAGTAATTTTATTATCCCGCTTGATTTTGACCCGCCAAAAATGAAATTTACAGAACGGGACGAAAATAAGATAAGCGGGTTTGTCCCGGTACAAAGCTATTACGAATCAGATAATAAAACAGATAGCCCTTTTTAGTTTATGGAAACATTGGAAGTATTAAATAGAGAAACATTAATTAGGAGAAACAGGAAACCCCCGGTTGTAAGGGTAAGCTATGGCAGGATTATATTCAGCGTTGAGGCGGTACGTGAACTTGGGTTAAAAGAAGGGGACAAGATTACATTTGTAACCAACCCCAAAGACAGGGATATTATCTATTTTAAGAAGGATGAAAAGGGGGTTCCGCTTGCAGTTGATTTTAACGGTCTTACCGGGACACGATTAAGGATATGCTGCCGCCCCCTTGCTGAAAAAATACTTTCTTTTTTCTCATTCAAAAGTTCAAAAACATTTTCAGTAACAAATAACTTAGCCGATATGTACGGGGAAAAAATGTGGTTTCTGTTAAGGCTTGGGGTTCATAAACCTATAAAATGGAGAAAATGACAAAGCAAACATTTTACGTTGAGCAAAACAACAAGGTAAGAAGCATTGAATTACGGGTTGAAAAGGAGTATATAACCTTTCATTTTAAAAGCGAAGGTGGCCGGGAGTTTTATAGCATCCCCACAAAAAGTTGGGCAAACGATACCGGGAAAACTTGGCGAAAACACATGGCTGACAAAAATTGGTTTACCCCCGAAATGGCAACTTTTTTAGATGGAACCGCAGGTAGTAACTAATACCCAAAACAATGTGCTTTATTTAAGTTACGGGGACGGGAAGTATCAAAACCTATCCACCGGGATAAGTGGACAAATTGATGAAAAAATATCCTCCAAAATATTTGCACCTAACGTAGAAGCTACCTACTTTTGGAATGAATGGGAAGGGTTTGGGGATATGGTAAGAAGGCTTAATCTTAAAATTGATAAATTATGAATTTAGCAAGTGTTCAAAAAATTTTAAACATTGCACCTATTGTTGGGGCTGATGCCATAGAAACAGCAACGGTGTTGGGATGGCAGGTGGTTGTGAAAAAGGGGGAGTATAAAGTAGGGGACTTATGCGTGTATATTCAAATTGATACAGTAGTGCCGGATAAGCCGGAGTTTGAATTTTTGCGTGAAAGGTCATTCCGGGTTAGAACTATTAAACTTCGTAAACAGGTTTCTCAGGGGCTTATCGTTCCGTTGCCAATAGGTAAGTTTAAAGAAGGGGGTGATGTAACTGAATTGTTTGGGGTTAAGAAGTATGAAAAAGTAGACAACAACCCTGAACTTTACGAGAAGCCAAAGATGCCTAAGAAGTGGTACAAAAAATGGGTTTATTTATTCAAGTACAATTTTTTATATAAAATATTCCCGGCTTTAAAAAAGAAGTCAAGAAGTCCGTTCCCTAAACACTTGGTCGGGATAACAGATGAAGAAAGAGTGCAAAATATACCGCAGGCATTAAGCCAGTATAAGGGCAAAGATTTCGTTGTAAGCTACAAACTTGACGGTTCAAGTATAACTATTATACACAATAAGGTTCTTGGTAAAAGCCGGTTTAGGATTTGTAGTAGGCGGTTTGAACTGCACGATAAAAAGAATGATTGGTACAGGGTATTCGTTGACAATAAATTTGATTTAGAAGTCCTGAAACTTGTTCAGTATTTTCAAACAAACGATATAATTGTTCAGGGGGAAGCTATTGGCAAATTTAATGGCAATCACCACAATTTACCGAAAGAGCAAATAAGGTTGTTTAATATCTATGTAAATGGCAAAAGGCTTAACCAACAAGAACTGATTTCTGTTTGTACGTCTTGGAATATCCCGCATTGCCCGCTTTACAAAATAATTACCCTAAATCATACTATGGAAGAAATCCTGAAAGAATCAGAAATACAGGATATACTTAACCAGTCTGCTCAATCGGAAGGATTAGTATGGAGGTGTATTGAAGATAACTTTAGCTTCAAGGTAATTAACAACAAGTATCTATTAACGGAAAAATAAAAATATAAAGTATGTATAAAACAATTCTATTAGGAAACATCGGTAAGGACTGTGTGGTAAATACAGTCAATGGGAAGTCGGTCATAAATTTCTCAACGTGTCATACGGAGGTATGGCGGGACGCACAAGGAAACAAACAAGAGAAGTCAAGGTGGTTTGATTGTGCATTATGGAGGGACAATACTTCCATAGCCCAATACCTTAAAAAAGGGACAAAGGTTCTTTTAGAGGGACAAATAGACGTAAAGCAATTCCAAAGACAAGATGGGACACAAGGGGTGGGGATGACATTCAGGGTATCTAATCTTACTCTATTAGGGGGAAATAAAGAGGGACAACAACAACCTGCGGGACAGGTGCAAAGCGAAGTAAGTGTTAGCGAACCAACCGATGACCTCCCCTTCTAATGTAAAATAATTTTAATATGATTGTTTCTGAATCCCCAAAGATTGACCTATTGAACATTGACTGCATGGAGTACATGGCGGGTGTTCCTGACAAGTATTTTGACCTTGCTATTGTAGATCCGCCTTATAGAGACGAAAATCAACCAACTAAAGACATGAGAAGAAACGGGAGTATGGAATCTATTAAAGGCAGACCGCAGAAAGATTATTTTGATGAACTAAAAAGAGTTACTAAAAATAGAATTATTTGGGGTGCTAATAATTTTGAAGCAGATCCATACAAAGGGTTTGTGGTGTGGAGGAAAATAACAATTTCAGAGGATTTTACTATGTCAATGTGTGAAATAGCAAGTATTTCAGAAGGCATTGGTACTACTTCAAAATACTTTGAACACAGGCCGCAGGACACAAATCGCATACATCCAAACCAAAAGCCCGTTAAGCTATACCGTTGGTTATTGAAGAACTACGCCAAAGAAGGGGACAAGATACTCGACACCCACGGAGGGAGCATGAGCAGCGCAATCGCCTGTCATCAAATGGGATTTGACCTTACCCTGTGCGAACTTGATAAGGACTATTACGAAGCGGGGGTTAAGCGTTTCCGTGAACAAACTATGCAACAATCATTATTTAAACCATAAACCATGTCAGAACAACTTAGCTACTTCCAACGGATGCAAAAAATAAAACTCGGATTACTCCCGAAGGAATCAGGGCCAAAGCCCAAGAAGCGAATAGCCCCCATAAGTGAAAAGAAAAAAAAGGAATTAAAGGAAGCTAAGGACGTAGTAACGGGGGAAACTGATTTACAGCGTTGGTTCCGGGGAAGGATGAAGTTTATGACTGGACATTGTATGTGGTGCGGGTGTAAGACGGAAACCCATGTTTATAGCGGGGCTATATTCAGTATATGCCATATCTTAGAAAAGAGAGATACCATGTGTCCTTCCGTTAAAACGCATCCGTTAAATTGGGTGGAACTCTGCCCCGACCACCACACAATGTTTGATAAAATGACTTGGGAAGAAAAAGAGAAATTGGGGTTTTGGGACACTATCAGGGATAGGCTTATTATGATGTACCCCGACTTAGCCCCGGATGAACGCCGTCACTTCCCAAATAGCGTCCGGGAGTATATTGAAAAGAATGAACCGTTTTAAATCATTAATTATGAGCTATATACAAACTAAGGATGAAACATTGCAAGTAAATAAGCTAACTTGTTCCCACCCATTAGTAAATAAAATTTGGCAGCATGGCGGCATGGCAGAAATACCAACTAATGGTTTGGCGGTTAGATTTGTCTGTTTGTGGTTAGCTGATGGGAGTACGCATCAGTTTAAGGACAACGGGGATGGCAAAGCTATTGAAGATGCGGAAATATTTCTTAATTCTTTACCGCATGAAGTGTGAGAAAAGACAGCTAACCAAAAGGGAAGCAGAGGGGGCTTTAAAGCAAGCCAAAAGCCATAGAAAAAAACACAAGTACAGGAAAGAGTGTAGGATTTACCATTGTCCTGAATGTAACACATGGCATCTGACAAGTCACGAAAACGAACCCCCGTCCCCACAAATAAAACCGCTTCCGGGATTTAAAAAGTTTCTGAAATAATGTACTACTACAAGCAAACCCGTCAAAAAAAAGTATTGTCAAAGTACCATAGACACCAAATATTATCTTTATTTTTGGCAGGGATGCTACCCCACAACATAGCTGCTATTACAGGGTTTTCTTGGGAACAGGTTGGGAAGGCTTTGTATAATCGTCAACAATCAAAATAAAATTAACATGAAAGCAGTAAAAACACTTGAAGATTGCAAACAAAGCATTCAATCTTTTGCAAACAAGTTCAAATTAATTTTTGAGGAAGAAGGTGAGTGCGGGTTTG